ATAATTGCTGTAGCCAATAACCTGTAATGGAATTGGTGCAGGGTTTGTTCTTGAGTATCCAAATACACTTACGTTAATAAACTGAACTCTAAATGGCAAAACCTCTTGAACTCTCGCTTTTGGTTGTATGTGATCTATGCGAACTCGTCTTAAATCAAGTTCCTGTACTTGTGCATGTGCTAATTGGTGTGTTGGCATTACTGTGTTACGTCTTCAATAATAACCATTGACCCTTTGGCTACCGTCCAAACTCTACCTTCTGATAGAAGTTCTGTGAGTTGGATATCGAAGATGTCTCCTGTCTGAAGAAGTTCAGATTGTGACGATGTAATGTTTACCGTAAAACTTCCCTCTGTGTCTTGAAACTCAATTGGCTGAGGGGATAAAGAAACAACAAGGCTTGCATTACGACGAATGTCCATTTTAACTTGCCAGTCTTCAAGAAGAAGTGGCTCTCTTGCATCGTTGGTTACATAAACACGAAAGGCTGCGGAATCTCCACGAACAACTGTCCAACGAATTTCTGGAGGTGCTGCACCTAGTGCATAAGAGTCTGTGGGTTGATTTCTAAAAGTTGCCATAGTGTTATTATATCACGACAAACCGTCCTTGAGTGCACCCCAAGTACCGTTTCCTTTGGCCTGAACTATTAACATTCCAGTAACTGATTGAATAGCAACAACGGCTACATATCTTGCTGGCCCTGTTGCTGGACGGGATGGAACAACATAACCATCTCCATCAACATAAACTTTTGTTCCTGCTGCTCCTAAAGAAGAAGTATTCATTTCTAAAACACCAGAAACAATTACAAGACCATTTGTGTTATTTGCAATACTGCTTTTTACTAATCCAAGTATTGGAAGATCTGGATTATGAGATTGACTTGATGGATTATATTTTTCTATTGTTGAAACCATTTTCCCTCCATAAGAAACAGTTCCACTAATAAAAACTGGAGAACCCTGTGAAATATTAAGACCTGTGATATTTCTAACCTCAAGATAGGCTGCGCCATAACCTAATGGCGGAAGAATGTCGTTTAAAGCATCAACTAATACCTTAATGTCTCCGTGTACATTCACGGGATCTGAAGCAAGAGGGAACTTCATAGTAGGATAATTAGATGATGACTGAGACATAATCTTTATTATACCACCCTCTAAAGTTGACTTTTGATAAAATTTTATGTTATACTAGGAAGTAACACCTGCCAAGGTGTTATTGTTTTCTAAGGAGGAAACTATGATTAAATTTATCGAAAGAAACAAAGAGATCATTAGCACACTCAGTATCGTAGCACTAGTAACAGTTATGTCTAATTCTGCTAATGCTATTTCAGATTTTGATACCAAGAATAACCTTAGCCTGAAACAGGCTCAGACATCGGAAACCACCTCGAAAGAGGTTTTTTTGGTTTCTAAAGCAAAAAAGTTAGAGAGTTTTGAAAATAAGGTTTCTCTAACAGATTTAGAACTAAAGGAACTGCTTTCCCTAGTTGGCTTCAAGGGTAAAGACCTTGTTGTGGCTTGGGCAGTAGCAAAGAAAGAATCTAATGGACGACCATTGGCCTTTAATGGCAATCACAAAACTGGGGATTCGTCTTATGGTATGTTCCAAATTAATATGATTGACGCACTTGGTCCTGATCGCAGAAACAAGTTTGATCTTGACTCTAATGCTGAATTATTCAATCCCGTCAAAAATGCTGAGATTGCATATTACATGTCTAAGGGTGGAGAGAACTGGTCTTCTTGGAAGGGCATTACTCCAAAGACTAAGGAATGGATGGCCAGGTTTCCTCGCTAATCCCTTCTTGGTGGCATTCCAAGTGCTCTAGGCTCAACTATAACATGTGAACTATAGTTTGGAATAAAGTCTGTGTATTTTGTGTCTATTCCAGATTCTTTAAGAAAGTTGTAAACTTTTTCTTTTGGAATATCTAACTGCCCAGACATTAGCATTGAAAGTCTATTAGTTGATTCTTCAACATGGGTCCAATAATGTTCTTTTCTTCCATCTGCCCAAGGCCTAAGAGTTTCTCTTGTTACAGATCCGTTAGACTGCCTATGTGATTGATTGTGGAAAACATCTCTTGTACCAATAGAGTATATTTTCCAATCTTTAGCATAAGTTCTTAATGATAAACAAAACTCTTCGGTATTAAATGATTCATCTTTATTAATGCCAACTTCATCAATCCATTTTTTGGGTGCAAAAAGGTAACAGCATGTAGCCCAATATGAACGAATAACTTCATCCATGTTTAAAAACCTATATCCTGGAAACTTGAATCCTGGAATTAACTCACTAAATAAATAGCCATACATTGATGTTTTACATGCTGCATCGAAATTAATGGATCCATCTGGCATCATTTCGTAATCTGCTGGAGCATAAGCAATAATAAATTTTTCATTATTAATATTTAATTTTTCATATTTTTCAATAGCAAGACTATCCCATTTTGGTGATGCATAGGTGTGGGAGTCAAACTGTATAAAATAGTCATACTCCACATCAACTTGAGTTGCTAAATTTCTAGCCCAACAAACTCCTCCTCTATATTGTGACAAATCAAAATGTCTATAGATTAATTGTTCTTTTGGTATAAAAGATAAATCATATTTTACGTTGTCTTCTGAAACTATAGAAAAATATAAATCATTTTTATTTTTTGCTTGTTTCCATAAAGATAGTATTGTAGAATAAAACTCTGGATCACAGTAGTTTACAACACTAACTAATATTTTGTTCATTCTTTATTTCTTATCTTTGTATATAAAAATTGTGGACCTTCTGTAAAAAACCAATGATCTGGCTCAACATAAAAAAAGAAAGCATTAGCAACAAGATTGTGTTGTGGGTCAGGAAATTCTTCTCTCCAATGCTCTTGATCATTTCCATATGAAACAACCATATCATTTTCTTCTGGCTGAAACTTTTCTCCTTCTACATAAAAGTCCCAAGGTGTTTTATGAAAAATTGTGTAATTCAGATGATATGTACAGGCATTATCATCAACATGTTTCCAAAGCCTTGCTTTATCTCCTTCATAAATACTTATTAAGCACCAGGAAGGAAGAAGAGTTTCTGATTCAAACTCTTCTTTTGCTAATGGTAAAAGCATCTCATGAAATTTTCTTAGTGGTTCTGTGCTTTCTCTATGTGTTCCGTCCCAAATTGCCCATTGATGTCTTCCAAATCCTTCATCAAAAGTAGACTTGTCGGTTGACCATAAATTCATTGCTAAATTTTGCAACTCTTTATATTCTTTTTGTGGAAAAACATTTTTTAATAGATATGGAGATTTCATACTACCACTTACCTAAAGGACATGTTGCTAACTGTAACTTTGTTTTTGCTGCCATAAAACATCCACATTTTTTGCATTGCTTTGTTAATTTTATTAACTCTGGACAAGATTTACAAATACTATATCTTTCATTAGATAAAGACTCTTCTGCCCATTCTGTATTTGGATTAACCAAATCTAAAGGACTAACCAAAGAATATTTATTATTTTGAATTACTTGTTTTATACTTTCTTGGCTATCTGTCATTTTTACTCCCTATTTATTGTAATACTAATTTTACCATATTTCTATTCTCTTGTATAAGGCGAGAATGGTGCAAATGAGAATGGTGTTGGATCAGGTGTAGGTGTAACAGGTGCTACAGGTGCTACAGGTGCTACAGGTGCTACAGGTGCTACAGGTGCTACAGGTGCCTCTCCTGGAGAGAATGGTGAAAATCCAAATACTGTAAATGCTGCTGGAGGTGTACAATCCTGTGTGTCTGAATCTGTGGTTGTCGTAACAATTGGATCTGGGTTTGGAGAACATCCACTTGCGGTTTGGGTTGTAGTAGCAGTTCTAGTTCTTGTTTGGGCAAATTCATCTGGGCCACCAACTCTTACACAAGCACCCCAAGCACCCCAAGCACCGTAAGTTGTTGTTGATGTCCATGTAGGTGTACATGGAACTGGAGTAGGTGCTACAGGTGCAACTGGTGCAACTGGTGCAACTGGTGCAACACAACTTGTTGATGGATATCCTGAACTACTTGCTGCAGTAATGTTAGTTGCAGTTGGATATGTTGCTAATAAATTATCTAATGCCTGTCCTGATGTTGCTCCTGTGTCAGTAACTCTAGTTCCACCAACACAACCAGCAATATACCAAGTTGTTGCAACAGGTGTAGGTGTAGGTGTTGTACAAGTTACTGATGGATATCCTGAAGAACTTGCTGCAGTAATATTGGTTGCAGTTGGATATGTTGCTAATAAATTATCATATGCCTGGCCTGATGTTGCTCCTGTGTCAGTAACTGTAGTTCCACCAACACAACCAGAGATATACCAAGTTGTTGCTACAGGAGTAGGGGCTACAGGTGCAACGGGTGCAACAGGTGCAACTGGTGCAACGGGAGTACAATCTCTTGATTCTGAGTCTGTATATGTTGTAACAATTGGATCTGGATTTGGAGTACATCCAGTTGCAGTTTGAGTTGCAGTAGCCAATCTAGTTCTTGTTTCATAGAAGTCATCTGGTCCTCCCATTCTTACACAAGCACCCCAAGCACCCCACTCACCGTAAGTTGTTGTTGTTGTCCATGTTGGAACACACTCTGATATTGTAGGTGTTACAGGAGTAACTGGAGTTACGGGAGTAACTGGAGTAACTGGAGTTACGGGAGTAACTGGAGTAACTGGAGTTACAGGAGTAGGTGCTACAGGAGTAGGTGCTACAGGAGTAGGTGCTACAGGAGTAGGAGTTGCTGCTAAAAATATTCCTATACCACTTGGGCCACGAAATAATGGACTCATGATTCTACCTGTTTACTACTAAGCAAACTTGTTCTGTGATGCAAGAGCAGTAAATGTTTCTGCACCTGTTTTCCTAATTGTATAAACATAAACATCTGTTGAGTTAATGTTTCCTGAAGAAGGGGCTATTCCACCTAACCATTTAGGAGTTACTGATGCACCATCAACAGTAAGTGCTGTTGGGTAATATGCAGTTCCACTTTGAGGAGATTCAAATACAACAGAGATTTGCTGACCTGTTGCCATTAATGAATTAAGAGTAGTTGTTGCATTGCCACGAATATTTATTGTCCAATTTGCGACGGCATTGGAAGTACGAATATCAATAGAAGAAGTAGCAACATCAATATCAATTGCTCCAGTTGCTGCTGTTGCAGAAATAGTTGTTAATTCTTTTGGTGATACAAGTGAAGATTTATCAACTCCGTCTACATAAGACTTTGTTGCTAAAAGAGAAGTATCTGCTATACCATGGACATTTGTTGTAGATGAATTATGTGTTGTAATTGCAGCATTTCTGGCTAATACTTCTGCTGCATCTGCTGCAGTTCTATTTACTACTTCAAGAGCATCTGTATCTACAAGATTCTGTAAATGTTTTGCAATAGATGGGGTTAAAAGGTTTGCGGTATTTGTATTTGAACCGTCATAGGCATAAGATCCATAGTGGTAAAGTCTTAGCGCTGCTTGAATATCGGCTGCATCTGAAAGACCAGGAATTTTGGCATTGAATAGCCCAGTACCACCAACGGTATTGTCAATATTCTCTGCTGCCACTATAAATCACCCTTTTTCATTATACCACCGTAATAAATAGGTGGACACGCTTAGGACCAGTTATAGGTCCCCAAGTTGTTCCATCATATTCTACACCCTCTATTTCAAGTGGTAATGCTCTAATGCTTCCGCTATCTACTACATCTTTTACTACAAGATTTGTTGCTAATGGTCCAGCAGTATCTGGAGATGAAATAGAATACTGAATACTAAAACTTGCAGATGTAAGGTTTACATCGCTTGCAATTTCTGTTACATTAATTGGCGGAATAGTGAGTTTTCCATTTGCAGCAGTTACATCTTTTACAGCAGAATAAAAATTTGTCTTTAAACTAAGCATTTCAGTCCACTGTGTTCCAGTTGTTGTTGCTATTCTTTGAAATACTGTTTTATATGTATCTGAGTATGGATTATAGTCAATTGCAATATCTAACGCTTCAATTCCTGTTGGAAGGTTAAGTATATCTGCATGAACATTTGCATCTTGTGGGTTTCCATTTGATCCTACTATAATGCTTCCACGATCACCTTGCGGTCCTATGTCTAGGTCAAGGCTTATGCTTTCTGGTCCACCAAAAACTGTTAAGTCATCATTAGATAAAAGTATATCTGCCATCAAGCACCTGATGTTGCAGACGTTGCGCCTGTAACCTGATCTGTAATTGTTATTTTTCCTGTCAAAAGGGTCTGTACAACTTCATACTGTCCGCTGCCTGATGCTCCTGCTGGCTTTTTAACCTCAACGTCATAAACATACTCTGTTCCAGCAACTAGTTGGTTTCCATCTGCTGGTCTGATTGCACATTGAACGTATGTGTTGTCGTCATAAACTCTAGCAAAACATTTTATTGGTGTCCCTGCTGAGCCACGAACTGTAGATATTGTAAACTGTGCACTATCATATGGAGCAGAAGAGTCTGTTACATCGTCTGGGGTATTTGCATAATTTGTTGGTATATAAAACTGACTTAGGTCAAAAACCGTTCCATCGTTCTTTTTCGGGTAGATACGAAACTCAAAGGTGTCACCCTTATAGTAATTAAAGTCATAGGTTGCTGGAAATGCCATGGTTTTATTATACCACGCTGACGTAGACAGAATTGAAGACTACTGATGCATCAAAGTCTGTTCTAATTTGTGGAACAGCGCCATTGCCCCACATTGCTTGGTTTTCAATAAATATTTGTTGAGTGACTGAAAGATTATAAGTATTCTGATATTTAAATGATCCTACTAATTGTACAAACTCTTGATCGTTGCTTGCAAAATAAGTTCTTAGCCAAACCTCTGTATTGGCACTATATGTTGTTAGTTCAAAGTTGTATGTTACGAATATTTGGGATCCTTGTTTGATACCGTGAAAGTTTAAGGCTCTTTGATGGCTATTCCAAAGACTGGTACACCCTTTAGGAAGATATGTTTCATCTTGGGTCTTATCTTTTGTATCTAACATAAGAGTTACCCACCCATCATCTCCTTCTGAGATTCCAAGTTTTGTTGGTTTGGTAATTGTATTATTATAAGAAGCCCATCCAGATTGTTGGCCTGAAGAGGATAGACTGCTGAGTCCGTCTGCTCCTTTTGGCCCTTTTTCGCCTTGTGGTCCAATGTTTCCCGTGAAACCTTGTTCTCCTTTTTCTCCATCTCTACCATCTCTACCTGCAGGACCTTGTGGTCCAACTGGGCCAGGGACTGGAAGAAATGAAAGAGCATTATCTACAGTAGGAGATGCTTGACTTTGTTCTACTTGTGCAGCATAAGAAGATTTTTTTGCACCTGGGAAATCCATAGATTTAGAAACGGCCATGGATACATTATCTCACGGTATTAAGTAAGTGACTCTATAGATGTAATGATTCCATTGGTAACTGTAACTATCTTGCTATCTGAGGTTTGGAATGTTCCTGTTGCTCCCGTTGGCAATTCAGCATCTGCACCTTTAGCAGAAACTAAAATCCACCCATTTGTTGGCGGAGAGTATGATGAAAATTGTCCATTAGGATGATAGTAGGTAGATCCTTGAAATTCAACTAAAGATCCAGCAGCATAGTCAATTCCATTTACCCATGCACCAGTAAAGTTCCAAAGTGCATCTGCACCATTTGTACCATTTGTACCGTTTGTACCATCTGCACCTTTAGGAATCCAAACTTCCCATTGTGCAGCGTTTCCAACTGGATCACCAAGTTGTCCACTTGCTTTAGCAAGATATAGTTGTCCGTCTGATCCTCGTACTACTGCAATGTCTGGAACATAACCAGAAGATGGATTATAATTTCCTAAATAGAAAATTCCAAATCCTGCACCTGGTGCACCATCAGAACCATTTGTCCCGTTTGTACCATCTGAACCCTTTGCTGCAATCAAATCAAACTTAACTGTATTGGTTGGAAGTGTTCCAGCAGTTGTTACTGACTTTGTATAATAAAGTTGTCCTTGATAAACTACGACATCGCCAACTGCATAAGCAGCAGCAGAGTTATATGCACCTTGATATGACCATACTGCATTTGTGCCTGGGGTTCCTTGCAAACCTCTTTCGCCTTGGGGACCTACAGAGCCTGGTGCTCCTTCGTCTCCCTTGTCTCCAACTGCGCCTGGCATTGGAACAATCTTAATAACTGCCATTATAGTGTACCCCCTGGTGTAATGTCGCCTAATACTTGTATGGTTCCAATTACTGGAGTCCAAATAGTGTCTTCAATTAATTCTGGAATTGTTACTTGTAGGTCAAATGGTAATTGAGCCACAACTGATGAGTATTTTAATCCCCAATTTTTTGTAATTGATGGGTAGGCTGTAATATCGACAAATCCTACTCCAGGCTCACATTCGAGGGCATCCAAAACGTTACCAGATTGATCATAAGCAGTTGCTCTAAAAGACCAGTCGGTAGTATCATAATAATCTACTTCATTATCCTCATAGAACTCTACTCTCAGAGTCCCAGTATCTCCTCTAACAACGCTCCATTGCATAGTGACTGGATCAGCACCAAAAGCAAGAGAAGAGTGAATAGGCATACTCAGATTATACCATAAAAAAAGACTAATACTCAGGCTGGTGGGTATAAGAGACAAACCAGAGTATTAGTCATATTTAAAGTATATCATATCAGGACAATCTGGACATAACATTTAAAGTTATCAAATTGTTATAATAGACAATGTCCGTTTTGTATTGTTTTGTCATAAAGTGTCATAGTTACCGATAGTGTATACTAAATATATATAAGAAAAAAGAACTATCTTTAAGGTTTGTATATACAAGATATTTTATATATAGTAGAAAATATGCTATAATTATAACATGATTAAAATTTATAAAAACACAATTGATGAAGACGTGAGAATTAAATGTTTAGAACTAATCAATAGTGCACCAGATCCAGTTTGGACTCAAAGCGTATGTACAGATGAGTCAGTAATTCAACTAAGAGATGCTATGCCATGGTATGTTATGAAAGAATTAAACAGGATGCATTTAAGAATGAAGCCAACTGTTGAAAAAGATTTTGACATTCTTGGAACAACAGGTAGTTTTTTGACAGATCCAGATTATTCCGATATTTCAAAATCAAGTATCATAACTGTAGACAAAAGATTGCCTGGTATGAGTTTGTCTCCTCATGCTGACGTACCAACAGGAACATTTACAAAACACATTGGTTCAGAAAATGGAGTTAGTTATATTACACTTTCTTTAATTTATTATTGGGATGATAATTTTACTGGTGGAGAAATTGATTTTCATGAAAATGCTGTTTTTTCTAATGATGATAATTTACAAATGGATTTGGCTATAACTAAAAGTTATAAGCCAGTTCGTGGGGATTTGCTTGTTTTTCGATCTAATATTGTTCATAGCATAAGAACTGTTGAATCTGGTGAAAGAATATCTTCACAATATTTCTATAGCATAAAACCTACAGAATAAAGCATATCTTATGTCTAGTATATAGTAAATTATTTATTAAGTTTATCAATATGCTCAAGCAAAATTTTATACATCTCGTCAAGTTTCTTTTCTTGGCGATCTCTGGATTTGATAGAGTCAATTCTCTGTTCGTCAACAGCACTTTCTAATCTATTAATTTGATCTTTTACCGATGATCCGCCATTGGTTTTAAGTTCGTAAAGATAATGTTTAACCATCCATTTGATTCCAAAAGCAATTGATGATACAATTGTAAGTATTGCTACTATTAAGGAAGCCCAATCTTGAATTGTCATAACTATATTATTATACATGGAGTATTTAAATAAAATGAAAACAGACATACTTAACACAATAGAGTATTCTAAGAATCTTATTATATCCCCTGACATGGATGGATTCATGACTGCAAAATTACTAGAGCGTTTTAACGGTTCGAAAATAGTAGGCTCTTACGACAAAAATATTTTATGTCTCGCCGATGATATAGATCCGTCGGAATGTTTGTTCGTCGATTGCGATATGAATCGACAAGAGTTTGTATCTCTCGGCAATCATATGCGACTCTTAGAAGATAATATGTCCGTCGAGTCGTTTAATCCGAATGTGCACTTTGGCGTTTCGACATATAGCGACAAGTTTCCTTTCGCAACCGCCTTTTTGATAAGTTTCGCAACAGAGGTTGAAACATCTCCCGCAGACCTTATACGCATGGCATTTGCTGATTCAACATTACGCAATATGGAGAAATACAGCAACAACATGCGAAATTGGTCTGATAGGATGGATCATCCTGCAGTTAAGTACATAATGGACAATTCGGACATTGCAAAAAGAGATGATGCACAAGCAAGGTTTGATTATGTTGATCAATCATTTACTTCAAAAAGATACGGCAAGCAACGATACCTGGATACCATTAATAACGCCCTACAAGGCCAGGGGATGAAGTTTAAGCCACTTACTAGGGGTAAGAAGTACATGTGTGACAAAGTTGGCATCAATACAGTTATAAGGTATAATAGAGATATAGTGTCTTATGCTGAAATATTCACAGGAGAGTATTCAGTAACCTATGATCAAGAAATAGAATGGAAATAAAATGTCCTATAGAGAAATGGTGAGAAATGTATAGACAAGAAGCAGTAAAAATTAT